GTTTCCCAGTCACGATCTGGATGGCGGTACATCTGGCACTAGAGAACAACAAAAGTACTATGCGTTCTTTAGAGAAAATTATGGAGGAATTACAGCGACTCAGGAAGGATGGATAAGGGAATGTTTGCAAGATAAGCAATTTAGAAATCCTCCCAATGGGTTAATTTTCTACTTCCCCTACGTCAAGATAAATCCGAGGTCTGGTTATGTACACGAGAATGAAAAGATACGCAACATACCTATACAATCAACTGCCACCGCCGATGTGGTCCCTATTGGCTTGGTGTTGCTTTGGCATCTTATGCGCCATTTTGGCGTACGATCTTTCATCATTAACACAGTTCATGATTCCGTTCTAACAGAGGAACCTCCGGAAGAAGAGGAAACTATGGACAACCTAGCTTCTTGGGCGATGGAGGATGGTGTCTATTGGGTATTTGATAAGTGTTATAATTTTCCATTAAGAGTTCCCCTTGCAACAGAGACAGAAAAAGATTCGCATTGGAATACTAACGAAGAGTGGGAGAAGCAATGGCTTTGCTAGATAGAACTACGATTTTTAACGAAGTACAACAGCATCTATTAGCGCAAAACGAGAAGTCTCTAATCCCTGGCGGGCCGGGTGGGCTGACTTGTGCTTACAGAGGGAAGAATGGGACTAAATGCGCTATTGGTTGCTTAATAAAAGATGAATTTTACAACTTAAAGTTGGAAAGAGTATCGATCTATGCCACGGCTGTGAGAAGGGCGCTAGAGAGATCGTTAAAGCACAAACTGGATTGCTTTGATATAGAATTTTTGAATGCCCTGCAAGGAGTGCACGATCTGCATGAAGTCCTTGATTGGCCGGAAGCCCTAGCTTTCGTTAAAAGAACCTACGTAGATTAATACTACATTAACGATAATTAATGCAATGGTAACTAAACTTTAATGTATAACAGGGAACTAAAAAGTATAACTGTTGTCTAACCTGATATGCGTATGAGTTAATATAGAAGTAACTAGCTCCACAAGAGCTAGCTAAGTTAACTAAGTAATACTAACCGGTCTAGGGGACCGGTCTATTTATAAGGAGTTATAACATAGATGAGTATAGTTTCAGGTGTAGTATACAAAGTATTTGAAAAGCAATTCGGTAACAAAAGCTTGTACTCTATCAAACTAGATGGAGACGCCTCGTACTATGGTACGGGCGAGTCTAAGCCGGCTGTACAGCCCGGCAACAAAGTATCATTCTCGTACACCGTAAACGAGAAGGGTTACCCTAACGCTGTAGTTGATACCATCAAGGTAGACGAATCCGCACCAGCGCCTCGCGCTAGTACCCCCGCACCGGCGAAGGGAGGGGAGAATTGGGAAGCTCGTAAAGAGTATTGGGATTCTAAAGATAAGCGTGATTTGGATATGGAGACTGAGTATCGGTATCGTTCGGCGTCCTCGCAAGCTATCCAGCTTTTGCAAGTAGCCGCGGACGCTGAGGCGTTGCCTTTTACTAAAGCCGAGTTAGGAGAGACTCCCGCAGCGAAAGCTAAGAAATTTGATGCTCTCGTAGAGATGCAGAAGACTTTAGCTGACCAGCTAGCCGAAGAGTTCCACTCTCGTAAGGGTGCAGATGAGGATCTAAGTCTTAACGTAGCGCCCGAGCAGTTCGGTGATGTAGAGCAATGATAGACAAGACTTTAAACGTAGTAAATTCGGAAGACCTAAAGAACAAAGTATCCGATGTAGAAGTAGTAGGAAATCCAGATGCTTGGCAGCTTCTTTGTAAGGCTAGTAGTAAAAAGAAGGGTGGATGAAAAGTACTAAAATTATGGATCTAGGAGGTTGGGGTTCTGTACTTCAAGTATCTACTCAGCAAGGAGATAATGTAGCAGAAGCACTAGTATATCTTCCTAGTGTCCCGTCGTGGCGCATAAAAGACTCTGCGGTGGAAAAGGGCAAGTCTGAGGCTTAGAATGTATTTTGAAGTTTGCTGGGAATGTGAGGGGACGGGAGTGACAAATCACTCCCCTCACGACGATTGGTCTCTATTAGATATGTGCCCTGAGTGTTATGGTACCGGTGAAATTTACTTAGAGGAAGAGGATGATGATAGTAGTTCTTGAGCCAGGAGACAAACTACTAGTGCAATACGAAGGAACTGATGGAGAAGTAGAAGTCAGGTTCCTTGAGGAAGGCACAGAAGTTTTAGTAGACGGCGAGCAAGTACATTTTGATCCTTTTGTGGAGTGGGATAGTGACTAAGAGAAATGAGTTTATAGATAAATGGGTAGAAGCTCTTAGGAGCGGAAAGTACAAGCAGGGAAGAGGGCAGTTATGGACCGAAACTGCTTCTGATGATTCGATTCTATATTGTTGTCTAGGAGTAGCAGCAATGCAAGATCCCTCTATAACAGAAAAATGTGAAGGGACTCAATCCTATTTAAAAACTCCAAATACCTCTAACGCACTAGTAAACTTAGGAGTTTCTGAATTTGTGGACAACCACGAAGATGATCTTATCGCCTTTAATGATGATCACAAATGGAGCTTCTCTGAGATTGCTGACTACATCGAAGAGGAGTTCTACGGGTAATGTGCGTATATTCTATGGTAATAGATCATACAAGAGATTGGTGGCGGAGGTTACCCGCTAGAGAGCCTTGGGATCCTCGCCCCTCTCCTGTTACTGACAAAGAATTAGAACGATTGAAGGATTTATTAAAGAGAGCTAAAAAATACGACATAGCCAACGACGAAGAAGATTGCGAGCTAGAGAGTAAGATTAAAGACTTAAAAAAGGTGGCAAAGGAGAAAGGAATACCTGTAAAAATTGTATTCGAATAATCTATGAAGTTACTTATTGATGGAGATACTATAGCTTATAGAGCAGCCTTTGCTAGCCAAACTAGTAGGTACGTTCTCTTTGACATAGAAGAGGGTATGCCAGTAAAAGAATTCAGATATAAAAAGGAGGCTCTTGCTTATTTAAAAGAGAATGAGAGTTGGAGAGAGATTACAACTATAGAACGTGAGCAAGTGCTAGAGCCTGTGGAAAACGCTCTACACAACACTAAGAGTCTACTATTAAATATAATCGATTATATAAAAGAGTACTTTGAAATAGATAAGGCCAGTATTGAGGTCTGTGTGTATCTATCGGGCTCGGATAATTTTAGGAAAAGCATCTCTACCTTTGAGCCTTATAAAGGTTCCAGACCTGATGTAAAACCAGCACATCTACCGGCTATAAGAGAATATCTAGAGAAGCATTGGGATGCTGTGAGCGTCAGCCACGTAGAAGCAGATGATTTAATAGCAATTGAAGCTTCCCTATCTGAAATAGACAGCTTTGTAATAGTAACTAATGATAAAGATTTAGACCAGATACCCGGCTATCATTTCAACTTCCCTAAACGACACTTGTATCAAATGAGTGTAGATGGAGCAGATAAGTTCCTTTGGTCTCAGATGTTGACAGGGGATGTAGTAGATAATGTAATTGGTATTAAAGGTATAGGTCCAGTTAAGGCAGCTAGGCTAGTAGAAGAATGCTCTACTTTGCAGGGAATGCAGCAAATAGTGTACAATGAGTATATAAAGAAGTACGGCTCAGTAGAAGGTCATAAAAGATTTTCGGAGACTTATAGACTATTAAGACTTCTACGGACTCAAGAAGAGTTAGATATTGCTCTAAAGGAGATAAAGTAATGTTAGTATCTGATGCTTTTCAAGTGGTTTTTGATAAAGTAGCGGCACACCTGCTCTCGCAGGGGGAGAAATCTCTTAGACCTGGGGTAGGCTGTGCTTACAAGACTGATGACGGATTGAAATGTGCGGTGGGGTGTTTGATAGAGCCTCAGCACTACAAAGTATCTATTGAAGGAGAGTCTATAGTATCCCCGAAAGTTCAAGATGTAGTTATTAAGAGTCTTAAACTACGAGTATCTTCAGAGGAGAGAATACTAGCCGAGAATAAACTGATAGATAATCTAACCCTTAACAATATGGGTAATGTTCCATTGAAAATTAGCCAATTACCTGAGTATATTGCTTTTGTTAAATTTTTACATGATTTGCAGGCGGTGCATGATGATTACAACCCAGAGGAATGGGAAGCCGAGCTATCTTTCCTAGCTACTAAGTACAGTTCATATGTCAATAACGATTAACATGGCTAGGTGTCTCAAGTGTAAGACTCTTATCGAATCTAAGTTTCGATGGGATTTCCAGCAGTGTAAGTGTGGAGCCATAGCTGTGGATGGTGGAAGAGATTATATCCGCAGAGTAGGTAACATGGAATATCTACAAGAGTTAAGCGAATACGAGGAAAAAACAGATGGATAAGCAAGAGGCATTCGACATTTCTTTACGTGAGCTACGTAAGCAAGGACGTATTTCCAGAGATGATAGAGAAGAAGCGCGTTATAGATTAGTTGTAGATGGTAAAGTAGTAGCGAAGTGCTCTTTAGGTCATCTTATTGAGGATGAGTATTACAGCCCAGCTCTGGAGAATCTAAATTTTAATTGTTACCACGTGCAAGCCGCGGTGGCGCATTCCACGGGTATGCCCATGACTCCGGAAAATAGGGATTTTTTTAGGAGCCTCCAGGCTGCACACGATATGATAGCAGACGATCCGGAAATGTACTTTATGGGTTTGGAAAGGAATTTTGAGAGGTTAGCAGAGACGTATAACTTAAAGTATGAACCGCCGAACAACTAGAAAGCTACGTAAACTAAGTGAGAGTATATGGCCCAAAGAAAAAGGAGAACAACCCGAGTATCTACAGCATCAAAGGACAGGACAAATAATTCGACCTCGAAGAGGACTAGAAAGAAAGATCCGAAAGAGTTGGTATGCCTTAAATCAGGAAGAACGTGGCAAGTTAAATCGATTTTTGAAAAAACTGTCGGAGAGTCCCTTAACGAACGAGGATTTGAGTTTGAGTATGAACCTGTTAAGATTAGATATAAACACTCTATCAGAGGAGCTAAATGCTCCGAGTGCTCCTCCAATGTAGTATATAAGTTACGTACGTATACTCCGGACTGGAGTATAACAGGTTATACTTTTTACATAGAAACTAAAGGTAAACTCTCAGTAGAAGAGAGGCAAAAATTTGAATCTCTTAAGAACTCACAGCCGGACTTAGATGTCCGGTTTGTTTTTATGAAAGACAATTGGCTTACTAAAGCCCACAAGAAGCGTTATAGTGAGTGGGCTAGTGATAATAATTTTAGATGGTCTATAGGAGATATTCCTGATGAATGGTTTTCAAGAGAAAGTAAATAAGATTAAGTTATTCAGAACTTCTAGATTTGAATCCGCTACTTTAGTTAGAGAGGAAAGTATTGATCTGACGTGGCCTGCTCGACTAGCAATGACTTTAGTTGAAAAGTGGGGTATGGTGCAAGCATCCGAAGAGAAAGTAGAAGGCTCTGACGGTCGGTTAACTTACCAGTTAGCTCCTACTCAAGAGGTAGTAGACAGAGCCATTGACATGGCAGAGAAGACTATCGAGGCTATTGGAGAGAAGGGATGGTACGTAGATGTTCCAGAAGCTGAAAAAGATAGAAACCCGACGTTCTAAAGAGCACACGAAAGGTTGGGCTGTAGTAGGCTCAAAGGGAGCCGTAGAGTTCCACATTATAACCTCAGACACACATCCCCTCGTAGGAGGAGTGGAAACGCATTATGGTTCTCCTCCAGAGTATATGAATAATGAACCTCCTCACCATACGGACTGCCCTCTTATAGGTACTTGCTGGCATGATGGTACTTCCCTTTGGGCCGAGGAATATTGGATACCTTTATACCAAAAACTAGGAGAAGAATGGGTGTGGTACAGGTTAGAACTTCTTTATTACGAAATTTTCCCGGAGGATCCTGATAATGAGCTTTGAGTTTAAAGACGGAAGAGATTTCTATAAAGATGGATTGTTTCACTTCAGTCTAGACATTCCCGAACACACCCAACCGTATTTCTATCAACTCTTTGAGTTCGTTAACGAGCTTGAAGATGAAGGCGGCCTCGAGCAAGTTAAAGAAGTAGCATGGAGAGAGGGTTACGAGGTGGGAGTAGAAGACGGTAGTGAGGACAGTTTTTTGGAAGGTAAAAGAATAGCGAAAGAAGATATTATAGAATGGCTGGACTCATACGAATAGCACATCCTAGAGATAAACTACCTACAACTCCGAGGCACGGGTTTAGAGTCAATGCTCCTCACGCTTCGGGATTACTACAGATAAATAGTGAAGGTAAAGTTATAAATGTTATACCTCCTTTCCGGATGTTTCTTAACTTGCATTGGAAAGAGGTAGAAGTATATTGTAAACATGTTCCAGGTTGGTCGTGCGAATGGCTAGGAGATTACTAAGATGAAATATGTTATTGTATGGGATGCGGGTTTTGGAGGTTGTAAAGAAGCTACTGCCTTTGTTGACGAAGAAACCTTAGTAGATATGCTAAAAGAAGATTACGAGTTTGAGCTTGAAATACCTGCACACATTCAAATCTATAAACTACTACCAGTAGAGCACACAGTAGAACGAGGTGGTTGGAATATAACATTACATGATGAGTGGGAAGTAGAAGATGTTAAGTGAGAAAACCTTGTTGGAGGCATTATCTTTTATTAATCTACGGATGAGCTATTGTGAGTATAGAATACATAACGCTCAATTCCTAGGAGATAGGCACATGGAAGTGGCTTATAAGATGCAGCGTGATAGATATTACGGTTACGAAGCTGATATAGAATATAAACTACGAAATAAGGAGTACGACATTGGGAGTTAAAGTAGAAGTTTCCAACAGCGGTAGATTATGGGTGGATGCTAATGAGTTGTTGGCGGATCCTAATGTAAAAAGGCACATAGAGCGATTTAAGCATTATGATTTTAATAATGCGAACAACTTAGCTGATAAATATCAAGAGTTCACTAACACTACCGCTGTTTTTGATGCTCCGGTAGAATACGAATATCTTCACTTCGGTTTGGTAGCAGAGGTAGGGGAGTTATTTGACGAAATCGCAAAGACTCGAAGGGACACAGACTCCCAACAACCAGATTCAGAGAAAATTAAGAAAGAACTTGGCGACATTTGTTGGTTTGTTGCTCGTCTCTCTGACTATTACGGGTTCTCTCTTAGCTCTGTTCTATTGGCTAATAGAGATAAATTGATTGACCGACAGAATAGAAACAAGCTTCACGGTTCAGGAGATGATAGGTAATGACATTACAAGATATTATTAATATTTACGACGAATACGAAATCCCTCTTGATGCTCCTAATTTTTATATAGATGGGAACAAGGATTGGGTAGTAGCTCTCTATAACTACCATGATGAAGAAGCTGCCGTAGAGATAAACCTTCTGGTTGACGGAGACGCAGTAACAGTAGGTTGTAATGATGTAATAGTAGGCAGGCGGACAAAAGGACAGACTTGATTGGACGATTACCAAACGTTTATACATAAGAGTAGGTACGCTAGATACCTACCAGATAAGAAAAGGCGAGAGACTTGGGAAGAGACGGTACAAAGATATATAGAGTTTTGGCACACTAACCTGGATGATGACTTGTTCGCACCGGGCGAGTTAGATACTATCCTAGGCGAAATTTATAAGGCTATTATAGATATGGAAGTGATGCCCTCTATGAGGGCTCTAATGACTGCTGGCCCGGCTCTAGAAAAAGACCACATAGCGGGTTACAATTGTAGCTTTCTTCCTATAGATAGTCTCCGTGCCTTTGATGAATTATTCTACATCTTGATGTGTGGGACTGGTGTAGGATTCTCAGTGGAGCAACAACATGTCAACAAATTACCAGAAATGCCTGAAATTCTTACAGAGTCTGAGGACATTATTAGCGTTCGAGATTCTAAAGGTGGATGGGCTGACGGACTCCGATACCTACTATCAAATCTCTATAGCGGGAAAATCCCAAAATGGGATCTTTCAAGAATTAGACCTCCAGGTGCCCGACTTAAAACTTTTGGTGGACGAGCCAGTGGTCCTCGACCACTTGACGATCTCTTTACCTATACAGTTAGCCTCGCTAAGAGAAGCGCGGGTAGACGACTTACTACGGTAGAAGCTCATGATCTTGTTTGCCGCATTGCTGATAGTGTTATTGTTGGTGGCGTTCGTCGTAGTGCACTTATTTCACTTGGAGACCTCTCGGACAGTCTCCATGCGAAAGCGAAATCAGGTGCGTGGTTTGAAGAATATCCTGAACGGTCTCTTGCTAACAATAGTGCTGTTTATCTTAGCAAGCCTACTATTGGGGAATTC